GAGAGAGCTGAAATAATATCTTCAATCTTTTGAGCTAGATCACCGTGCGCACCAGCAGTAGCTCCGAGGTTTTCCATGCCATCATTGAGATCGGCATCCATTTCCATATCACCGGCGCCGTCAGCACCTAGAGTTACATCTAGATCTTCGTCACCCATGACATTTTCGAATAATTCATCAAATTTGTTTTTTTGAGATTTCATAGTGTTGCTTCTGAAATTATTTATGCTCTCCTTTAGCTTTTTTCTAGCCTTTTTAATCTTTTTCTTGCCCTTAGAGCCTTTTGATGGCTCATAGGCCTTAGCCATTACAGGGTCTTTATCGTCAACATAAGAGGCCTTTGAATTGGCTGAATAATGCGGAGCATCCTTAGGTGTTACAAGGTCTTTCTTAACCTTTGCATCACCGGTAATTTTGAATGGTTCAAGGAGTTTTTCAAATCCAGGAAATGAGTGAACTACATCTTCTGATAGATCTTTCATAAATAGTTTTAAATATTTATATGCCAGCCGAAGAAAATTACTACTTAGGTAATAAAAATCTCCCCAAACCAGACACACAGTTCGATTGGACTCCGGAAATGCTCGAGCATTTGGAGAGAAGCCGTGATGATATTTTATATTTTGCCCAAACGTTCTTCTTTATTATCAACCTAGATAAAGGTAAACAGCTAATTAAACTGCATCCTTGTCAATTAAGAGTGCTAAAAACACTAGATGATGAGAGATTCGTATCTTTGCTAGCCTCCCGTCAATCTGGTAAAGCTTTAGCGCTTGATACACCTATACCTACCCCTAATGGTTGGACTACTATGGGTGATTTAAAGGCTGGGGATAAAGTTTATAGTAGTTCAGGACAACCTTGTAATGTTGTTATGGCTCATGAAATTCTTCATAATAGAAATTGTTATGAAGTTGAATTTGATAACGGGGAAAAAATCGTTGCAGATGAAGAGCATTTATGGTTCACTCAATCAAGAACCGAACGAAGCAAAGATATTAGTGGTTCTGTAAAAAATACTAAACAGCTTTTTGAGACGCTAACCTCCGGTAACAAAAAGAAAGAACCTAATCACAGAATACAAGTAAATGTAAATGGTGTTTGTGGAGAACACAAAGATTTATTAATCGATCCTTATGTTCTTGGTTTATGGTTAGGTGATGGTAGTTCTAACTCCTCAGTTATTACTGTTGGTAAGAGAGACATTCACGATTTAATTGATATATTAAATACTCAGCACAAGCAATTTAATAAGATTATTTTAAATGAGTATAATAAAAGTGTATATAGTTTAAGATTGACTGTTGAAGATAAGGTTAAGACTAAATGTTTAAGCACCCTTTTAAATATAGCGAATTTAAAAGATAATAAACATATACCTGCAGAATATTTGTTAGCTAGCAGAGCACAGCGTTTAGAGTTATTAAAGGGTCTTATAGATTCAGATGGTTATATTGATTCGAGAGGCAATGCTAACTTTTACAATACAAACATTGATTTGGTTAAACAGGTAAAGAAGTTAGTTGAAAGCTTAGGCTACAAGGTAACCTTTAAAACTTTTATACCAAAATTAAAAGGGGTAGAGTGTAAGGAATGTGGTGTTCTGTATTTTAAGCCTATAGAATATGTTTGTAAACTAGCGTTTAAAAAAAATAGAATAAAAATTAAAGAGGATATTAATGATTCTAAGCTTAGAAATCAGTGGCATTACATAAAAAATATTAAATCTATTGACTCTGTTCCAGTAAGATGTATAACAGTCGATAGTGTTGATAGTTTATACTTGTGTGGAAATCAGTATATACCCACTCATAACACGACTCTAATGACAATCTATGCTCTTTGGATTGCATGCTTCAACAAGGATAAGAGGGTACTTGTTGTAGCAAACAAAGAGAAGACAGCGATTAACATCTTTCGTCGTATCCGCACAGCCTATGAGATGTTACCGAACTACTTAAAACCGGGTGTTAAAGAGTATGGTAAAACATCTATAACCCTAGAAAATGATTCATCAATTGGTATTTCGACTACAAGTTCAGATGCTGGTCGTGGTGATTCCGTAAACGTTCTAATCCTGGATGAGTTAGCATTCATTCCAAATAACATTGTTGATAAGTTCTGGAAATCAGTATACCCAATTATTTCTTCATCCAAACAATCTAAGATCTTCGTTGCTTCTACTCCTAATGGTACGAAGAATTTATTCTATGATTTGTATTCTGGAGCCATGGAGGGTAAGAACGGTTGGGCAGCAGAGCGCATTGATTGGTGGGAAATACCTGGTAGAGATGAAGTTTGGAAGCAAAATACAATCAGAGAGATTGGTAGTGAAGAAACTTTCAATCAAGAGTTCGGCAACGAATTTATTGAAGTTGGAGAGAGTACTCTTTCAGACAAATTATACGAATTTCTTAAATCAAATGTAGCTCCACCTTTGCATATATTCGATGACGGAGCATATAAGATGTGGGAGAATCCAAACAAGGCTAGCCTGTATGTTATAGGTGTAGATGTCGCTGAGGGTGTAGGTCAGAATGCTAGCTCAATAGAAGTATTTGACATTACAGATTTAGGAAACATTAGACAAGTAGCAGAGTATTGCAACAATAATATCAATCCCTACACGTTCACTCAAAAGATCAATCAGATATGTAAGCATTGGGGTTCTCCTCCGGTTTTGATTGAGCGTAATAATCATGGTGGTGGTGTTTGTGATAACCTTAAAAACGAATACAACTACACGAAGATTGTAACCTATACCGTAAAAGCTGGCAAGCTACATTTTGACAGACCTGGTATTCATTCTCATACAAACACCAAGTACAAGTGTATGACCAATATGAGATATTGGTTGAATGAAACAATGAGAGTTAAGATTAAATCTGTTGATTTGCTCAACGAATTAAAGAGCTTCACCCGTAACAAGAACGGTACTTGGAGTGCTAGATCTGGTGAGTTAGATGACAGAGTAATGGGTATGGCTTGGGCCTTAATTATTCTAGACAGAGAAGTTTGTGAGAAGTATTTTGAAGTTTTAGAGTTCGATAAGAATCAAAAACCATTCAAAATTAGGAGATTAAGCTATTCTCAACCAGGAGAGTTTGTTGATGATTTTGGCATATTAACTAATAGAAAGATTGCTCAAAATGATGGAGAAGAAGACTTTAACGAAATGCCTTCTTTCTTTACTAACTTTGGTAATGAGCCAGAAAATCCAGAAATGGATGATTTAATTTCACAAGGATGGGAGCGTTGGGGATAAATATTAACATGAAGTACGACATACTTGTACAACAATTATTAACAGAAGCTAAAAAGGGACCATCTTTGTCTATTAAACGTGGAGAGAAATTACCAGTTAGCAAAGGAGCAGGTTTAACTGCTAAGGGTAGAGCCAAGTATAATAGAGCCACAGGCAGTAAATTAAAGGCTCCTGTAACTGGTAAAGTAAAGAAAGGTTCTAAAGCATCTAAGAGACGCAAGAGTTTCTGTTCAAGATCCAAGGCCTGGATACCATCTGGTGGTTGCGCAGGTAAGGATACAAGAGGTTGTGCAGCTCGTAGAAGATGGAAATGCTAATATGAAATTCGACGATATTATAAATCAAATATTATCCGAAAAACAAGATAGATGTTATCACCGAGCTGTCCAGGCTTACGGTAAAAAGACGTCTGCTTATAGATCAGCAGCAATGGTAAAGTGTAGAAAAGGTAAAATTTGGAAGAAGAAATGAAAAACTTTATTTCATTTAAAGCCTTTTTTGAAGCTTCAGATAATTTGCATCAATGGTTTAAACGCAAGGCAAAAGACCCAAAAACAGGTAAAACCTTTCATGGTTGGGTAAATTGTAAAACTGGCGGGCCTTGTGGTAGAAAATCAAAGAGCTCAGGAGGTAGTTATCCTGCTTGTAGACCTACAAAAGCTGCTTGTAATTCTATAAAAGGGAGCATGTATAAAAAGAAAGGTTCTAAGCGAGTTAATTGGAAAAAGAAATAAAGTATGAGCTATAAAGACATTACAGACAAACATAATTATCTTAACCAGGCTGTTCTTAATAAAGCAAGAGTAGACAAGTTTTTGCTTATTATTACTATGCCTGAAGCCTTGCGTAAAATTGATGTAAGGTATGGTAATGAAACACCATCAAAAATTATTTCTGATAAGCTACAGATGTCTGTTTGGGGTAATGTTGTACCAGCTATTAGTGTACCATCTATTGCTGTGCCTTATCAAGGGCAAGTACCAAAGGTATCTTCTTTTTCTAGACCAGCCTATGACCCTGTTACAGTTAATTTTAATGTTGATAGCGAATTTTATAATTACTATGTAATTTGGAAATGGTTAGCCTTATTAAATGATCCAAAGACATCTGTTTTTGATGCAGCTAATAATTCAGGATTAGTAGATGCTGGTACCAATAGATTGATTAACCCAAATGCTCCAGGATATATTCCAAAATATGCTTCTCAGATATCCTTGCAGCCATTAAATGAGTATAATCAGGTATTAGGGGAGTTTGTATTTTCTCAGTGTTTTGCTACTTCGTTGAACGGTATAAATTTTAATTATCAAGGCAGTGAAGAAATCTCTTCTAGTTTTACTTTTGAATTTAGTCAATTAACTTTTACTATTATTCCTTAGAAAACTTTCATTGCCGAAACATAAATAATTAAAACATATGCCAACACAAACTATAGAAAGTCCTGGTGTTCAGATTAATGAGGTAGATTTATCTCTTAGAGC